TGTATCGTATGTGGGTGGTGCATTATACTTATTAAAGAGCTTTCTTATCTCCAACCAAATTGATTTGTGTGCTTCTGATGTAAAATATTCTTCCTTTAAAGTTTCAAAAATCTTTTCAAAAAATTCTCTATCAATCAGCGCTGCTTGTAACACACAATTTTGAAAATTTGATCCAAATGACTGAAAAGAATCAACATCTGTATGCGCCATTTATTTATCTCCTAAAATGTTATTGGCTCATGACGAACCGAATTAAATACTGAAACCCAATTATCTATATTGTTAGGTGATATGTTTTCGTTTAACAAGTTAATGCGTAACTTATAAGAATTAAACTTTTTTTCTTTATTCTCATAACACCTTTCTAACGCTTGTATAGATTGCAAACTTATATCAACATCTAATAACTGAACTAATTTATAATTTCTTTTTATTAATTCAGAATTTTCAATATACTTTTTATATTTTGTTTTCCCTTCTCCTATTCTATCTTCAACATACTCTAATAATTTTTCTAAAGTGGTGACACCAAAATTCAATATAGGAAAATCTTTCTTAACAGTAGCTTCGCCAACGCCACTAATACCTTTTATATTATCTGACTTATCACCAACAATTGCTTTTAATAAAGCATAATTAATAGGATGAACTTTTTCTCTATCAAGCATCCAACTAATATTAATCATCTCACCTTTTGGATTCTCTTTTGTTTTAACTGGCCGGTATATCTTAGTGTTTAAATCAACCAGTTGAAAATAATCGCGGTCAGTTGAAACGATAACCTTTTCATAATTGTTTTTAAATAATTGTATACAAGAATAAGCTATCTGATCATCTGCCTCAAGATACTGAACTGCAGGTTGATAAAGTGGCAAAACATCTAAACACTCTTTAAGTAACTGCAGCTGCCGAGCAAATGATTCTTTTTCATCTTCTTGAGAATATTCAAACTGCCGATTCAATCCACGAAACTTTCGGCCTTCTTTATATTCTTTTAAGGTTCTTCTACGTCTTTCAGAAGATCCTTTGCCTTCCCATACCACAGAAACAATATCTGGGGAGTGCATTTTTATTTGGGACTGCAAACTATTTAAGGTTCCAAAAACGCCGCCCACGTGCAACCCATCATCATTTGATAAACGAATACTAGAAAAACATCTCACAAACATATTCATCAAATCAATAAACAAAACTTTTTGCATCTATTTTTTTACTCCTCTAAATGTGTCTGTATAATATAACTATTTTTTTCTATTTTGTCAAGCATTATTTTTCTTTTTTTGTCAGTGCAGGTACTCTTTTGGATCGACGCGGTGCCCTGCGCAGGTGCCATACTTCTTTTTTTAATTGATTATCTACAGGTTTTGCAACTACTGGTGTCTTTATAAATTCTTTTACCGTTGGCTCTTTTGCTCTTAAATAAGTTTCTATATAGGGAGGATTAACCACAGGGTAATATTGAGTATTATAGTTTGGATAATAGATGTTAACATCCTTTTTAAATCTACCAACCGATGGAGTAAATTGTTCAGAATACTTTTCTAATGATAGATGTTCCTTATCATTAACAAGTACAAAATCAAAAGTAGGCATTTTTAATTTAGTATATCCACACCCACTTAAAAAAAATAACAAAAACAAATAAGTAATAAAGTTTTTCATCAATTGTTTTCCTCTATAAAACAAAACAAAATCTTTCCAATTTATTAAAGGTACTCTCTGTAATTCCAAATACCTTTTTTCTTTAGCTTTGGCCAATCGCCTTCTATGCCTTTCCTGTTTTAATATGCATAGTCTGTTGCCATGAGTGCTCCATATACAAAACTCAGTAAAAATAACAACCCATATTTTAAGTGTAATGAACAAAATGAAAACCTTTAGTAAAAACTAGTAACTCATAAACTTTAATCATTACTCTTCTCCAACTACAACTTATTGTTAGAAATCATTATAAGCAAAGCTTATTCTTCTCATAGAAGCTTTGCTATATTTGTAAGGTCTGGTACCCGGTGTTTCTAAAATATCTACACGATTTACAAATCTTTTATTCATTACATCCCGCACTTGATAAACTCCAGATTTCTTACCTGCATCCAACCAGATATAATCTCCAAAGTTAAGAAACCCGCCGACGCGTATCAACATATTCTGCGAAACCGCAACATACTTATATTCACTTGCGTTGTTTATTCTTATAACAGTTCCATCAGCCGTAATGTTTGGAGTATCATCTGTTTGACGTGAAACAGGGTGATACATAGTTACTGTAATTATGTGCTTATTATCTTCATATTTTTCTATCTTTTTCTCATAAACCGCTAGTCTTGCAGACAACTCTAACGCGTGTTGAGTAGTATCAAATATTAGTGAGTCCGACAACTCAACCTTGCGTTGTAGGAAAGTTTTATCTTCTTTTAGTCCATCTACTATATTATTCTTTTCTAGACTATGAGATACAAAAATCAACGATAAAAGAATAATAACGATAGTTTTAACTGTTTCTTTTTTCATTTTTCTCACTCCGATAATATAAATACTCATTGAGAAATTAAAAAAAGTATCTATCATTCAAAAAAAAATAGATACAATTTCTAAAAAATTTTTCTAAAAAATATGGCTGGGCTGCAGGGATTTGAACCCCGATAACAAGAACCAAAATCTTGTGTCCTACCATTGAACGACAGCCCAAAAACTACTCCCAAGGAGAATTGAACTCCTATTGCAAGGTTGAAAACCTTGAGTCCTGACCGTTAGACGATGGGAGCTAGTTGAAGGCTAGCTTCACAATGCGGACGGTCGCAAAGATTAAAAACAATAATGCAGATGCTGTATATGTTGTAAGTTCTGTTATGTTAAAAATAGGAACTACTGCATAATTCCACAATAATGAAACGAAAAAACCTAACGCTAAAAACACTAATAACACAACCAGAGCAACCGCAGTAACGCCGATCAAAAATCCAAAAGCCGTGAATGGCCACCACCACCATGATTTTGTTTCACTACTTTCGGGTTGTTCAGGCTGAAATTTTTCCCAGAATTTCATTATAAAACCTCGTCATTATCCATTTTCTCTATTGTTATTTCTTCCAGACGCTTAAAGGGATCTTGTTCTATAATAAGAGATTCTTTTAGTATTCTCTTACAATAAGCATGAGCTTCTTTATTTTCAGGCTTTCTAATCCACTCAACAAAATTTCTATTAAGTATTTCATAAGTTTCGCCATTATCTTTATTGACAATTTGAGACTTTTGCGCTGAAATCTTTTTTGCTTTGCCAAATTTCAGAAGTACATCAATCCATCCTTCTTCATCAATTAATCCACGATTAAAATACATCTTCAATTCAGCTTCGCGGTGGGGTGGTCCCATTCTGTTTTTAACAATCTTAGGTCTAATCCCAACACCTAACACATCTTTTCCAGCCTTTACTTTTCCACCACTATACAATCTTATTCTTACAGCTGCGAAAAATGGAATTGCTTTGCCACCAGGAGTTACCGTATCATCGCCAAAGAAAACGCCAATCTTCTGTCTGATTTGATTTAAGAAAACTAACGACACTCTTTGTGTGCCTATAAAACGAATAATCTTTCGGAGCCCTTGGCCAATTAATCTAGCCGCTAATCCAACTGTAGCATCGCCATAATCACCTTGTATCTCTGCATCAGTAGAAGTTCCTGCCACTGAATCCCATACAATACAACATAACTTATCTTTATCATTCTCGCGAATTCGGCGAATAATATCTTCAATTGCCTTAAAAACCGATTCTATAGAATCTACTTGAATATAAACCAATGAACCTTCAGGATAAAACTCTAACCCTATAAGGCGCAAGAAATCTTCATTAGCTGCATTCTCTGTATCAATAAGTACAGGAATACCACCTTTATCTTGACAATCTTTTAAAATCATATAAGAAAGCAACGACTTTCCAGTCGCTGCCTCCCCACTGATTTCTACTAACTTGCCTACCGGAATGCCACCGTCAGCATCAATGTTATTGGAAATAATTGTATCTAGAATAGTTGATCCAGTAGATAACCACTCTTTTGTTTCTGGAGGGCTATCACCTTTACCAAGAATAAAGGCAACATCCCCCAGTTTTTTATTAAGAGAATCTACAAGGATATCATTTAAAATGCTGTCATCTTTAGTAATAGTAGTGCTCGTATTAGTAAGTACCCTTTTACGAGCCATTATCTTAATAGCTTATCAAAAGCTTCGCCAATCTTCTCACTAACGTTATCTTCCTCAGCTTCTACCTTGGTGTTAGAAGAAAAATCCTTTGCTGTTCCGGCCGAAGAATCTGAATCATCAGCGTTAGGATTAATATGTTTATCCAACGCCAACTTCATTTCAGCAACTGGAGTAAACTGGAACAACTCATTCACCGGAGTTACACTATCAATGATAGTAGGAATATCCTTCTTTGCTGCCAATGGCGACGGCTTCAAAACAGTGGTGATATTCTCCGGAACGAGCCAATTATTAAATCCATGCGCCATAGTTACAACCAGATCCAACCCTTCGGCTGGATCTGTAATATCGACATTCTGTCGAAGCGCACTACGAACGTGATTAAGAATATCCTTATAAGTAGTACGAGGCGAAATACTCCACCAACGAATACCCTGGTCTTCCTCACCGCGCTTTATAACCGGAACATAAATACGAAGCTTCGCAGCCATCTGCTTAAACATTTCCTTGAAGCTGTCGTCATTTGTTTTGGTAAACTGATCCCAACACTTTGTTGCAAACTCACAAATTGGATCGGGTGGATCACCCTTCATCTTTGTGGGACAAAGAAAAGTGCGTCCTGCAACTCCAAAATGAAACCACAACTCTTGGAAAGGCATTTCCAAGTCATGCTTGTAAGGAGCAATGCGAAGCTGATGCTCTCCCTCATCTAACTTAATAATATTCTTGTTATTTCCACCATTGTTCTTAGTGGGGTCCAACCGATCAATAGCCTCATTGATCTTATCCAAATTTATATTTGCGGTTAGCCCTTCAGGTATAACTCTTTTAATATTATCTCCAAGTCCACCCCCAGTTATATTGGCGCACCCATTAACAAGATTATTTTTAATTAGATTTACAACTTCTTTTACATAAATTTTTGTTGGCTTAAGCAACTCTTTTTTAAGAAATTTTGTTTTTCTTAAGTTAATTTTTTTTTTACCAAGAATATATCTTACCAAAGAGTATCCATTTGAATGAATACCACTAGAGGGGATTCCTAATATTAAATTATTTTTTTTAATTTTTTTTTTATTTAGAACTTTTTTTTCATCAACAACACCAACAGAAAATCCAGCTATATCGAATTTGTCTTTTTCATAGGTTCCAGGCATTTCAGCAGTTTCGCCACCAACCAATTCACAATCTGAAATTTTACATCCTTTAACTATACCTCGGATAATTGATTTTAATTTTTTTAAATCTATTTTGTTTATAGATATATAATCTAGAAATAATAGAGGTTTTGCTCCCTGAACTATTAAGTCGTTTACACACATAGCTACAAGGTCAATACCGATCGTGTTATATTTTTTTAGCATATTAGCTATCTCTATTTTTGTGCCAACTCCATCAGTACTAGCCACAATTTTTGGTTGCTTAATATTTTTAGGAATGTTTGAAATAGAGCTGAAATCACCTATATTTTTAAACTTTTTATTGCCTTTATTTTTTGTTGAAATGTTGGATATAAATTTAACAAAATTATCAGCAGCATTAATGT